GAGAAAATGCGCCGGGACTGGCCACGGATCGACGGGAAATTGCGCCAGATCCCGGTGACCGGATCCGGGTATTGGAGAAAACTGACCTCTCCGACGGTGATCTCCCAGTCGCCGGCCTGAATGTAGATCGCGTCGCCGGGCGACAGGCCGATGTAGTTCGTGGCCGCGTCGTAGGGCGCCCCGAACAGTTCCGAGGGATAGAGGTTCTGCGGCGGGTTGATGGCGGCGCCGGGACCCGCGATGCGAATGGTCATTTTCTAGGTTCCCGACTCAGTATGAATTTCCGCCGAAGCCGAACACCCAGGCCCCGGACGAGGACTTGGCCGACACGAAGTTGTAGCCCAGCACCACGATGCCCTGCTGGCCGATCTGCCCGAGCGGCACCAGCGAATAGAAGCCGCTGAAATCAAGCGCGGCGTCCTCGCTGATGTAGATGTTGCTGTATTTCACGTTCGGGAAGAACATGTTACCGACCGGACAGAAGTGATCCGCGAAGATCGGCACGCCCGAGACGTTGATGTTCGGGAAGCTGGACCGGATCGGCGTGTCGGCCGTGTAGGCGCGGCCGGGCATCACGTACTGCTGCTCGACGCCGACGAAATCGTTGTTCAGGGTCGCGAGGTCGGCGGGGTTCATCACGCCGAACGTCGGCGCCTCGCCGCCCGCCGCGTCGGTGATCTTGGTCAGCAGGGCGGCCATGCCCTTGCGGTTCCAGCCATTCGCGACGGTGCCGTAGTTGGTATTCCAGGTGCTGCCGGCGCCGGCGTTGATGTATTGACCCTGGAATGGCGCGTTGCCGGCGGCGAGGCGGTTGATGCCGCCATAGGTCGCGGCGTTGGTGCCGTTGTCGAAGGCGTCCAGGAAGCTGTTCGGATACAGCGGCTGGGCGGTGTTGTTGGTGTAGAGCAGCCGGGCGACGTTCTGGCGCGTGACCGCGTAGCAATCGTTCATCCTCGCCTTGAGGATGCTGATTTCGCGTTCCGTCGCCTGAATGATCGTCTCGCCGAAGAACAGCGGGATCGGCACCACCCAGTAGGCGAGGTTCCATTGCCCGACCTGAATGCCGGGCGAGTTGATCGGACTGTTGAAGCCGCCGCCGTACCCGGTGAACGCGCCTTGAACCATCGAATTCCCTTGCATGGGAATCGTGATCTGGTTCAGGCCGCCAGCCGCTTTTTGCGCGTTCCCCCAAAGGTAGAACAACGATGGGGATGCAAAATATATTTGAACAAACAATCTTCGCACGAATGCGCGACGAGTTGTTGCGGTTAGTTCATTAAATATGTTGCCCGCGCTGGGGGCAACGCCAATTCCTGGCAACGGCATGTCGGCGTTCTCCCGTTACCAGCCGCGCCGGGCGGCGGGCGCGTTCTGCGCCCGAAATTCCGTCAACGAAGCCCTGATCTCGGAATCCAGGGCGCGTTCGTCGTCGCCCCGCGACTCGATCATGGCTTTCATGAATTTTTCGTCTTCCTGGGTCGGCGCGTCGAAGAAGTTCCACGAGCCGGTGCCGTTGGGCGTCGCCGGTTCCGGCGGCGGGTTGCGCTTCTCCCAGGCGTCGGCCGCGATGGTCAGGTCGCCAATCCCGTTCTCGGCGGCGAACTTCTCGACCTTGTCGATGCCCTGATCCTGCCAGCCGGCGTCGCGCAGGCGCGATTTCTGCCGGTCCCAGTCGCGCTGGAACTTCTGGGCTTCCCTGTCCGCCGCGGCGGCCGCCTTTTCCGCCTCGCGGGCGGCGCGGTCCTCCGCCAGCATCCGGCGCATTTCCGCCAGTTCCGAGTTGATCGGCTCGGCGGCGTCCAGTTCTGGGATGACGGCCTTGGGATCGGCCTCCTTTCGGGCCTGCAAAAGCATCTTGCGGGCCTTGGGGTGCGCCAGCATCTGACTGACGGCGGCTTCAACGGCCGCCGTGTTCGCCCAGACCGATTCGTCTATTTCGACCTTCGCCATGGCGGATCAGCGGTTCCCGCCCTGGCCGACATGGGTGATCGAGACCTCGTTCTTCTGGTAATTGTCGCCCTTGTTGATGGTCGCGAGGTGCGACTTGCGGCCACCGATATCCTGCTGCTCCATGTCGACGCGGCTGATCATCGGGTCGCTGGTCGGAACGGTGCGCGTGCCATCCTGGAAGATGTTGGTGCCGGCCATGATTGTCTCCTACGCCGCCATCGGGGCGGCGCCCTGCTGGGGCGTTTGTTGCGGGGGCTGTTGCTGGGCGGCGATGGCGGCGCGGTGCGCCATCATCTTCTGGTTTTGCATGACCTGGGCCTGGGCGAAGTTCTGCTGGCCCTGTTCGCTGCTGGATCCTGGCGGGACGTGCTTGCCCACATCCTGGATCGCCTTGCCGAGGGCCTGGCCGAGCGGCGTCTGCGGCCCGGCCATCGCCATCAGCAGGGCCATGCCCTTCAGCAACTGCCCGGCGCCTTGGAGAGCCTGCGCCGACGTTCCCAGGTTCTGGGTGGCCCCCGTCGCCGGGGAGGAGCCGATAGGCGGCTGACCCGGTTGCGGAGGTCCACCAGGGGGAGCGACGGCGCCCGGGGCGCCGGGCGGTTCCATGTCGGGCATGAGCAAGACTGGTTAGCGGCCGCGCCGCTTGTGACCACGCTTGTAACGCATGAAAACCTCCATTGTTGGACTGTTCAGCACCACCCAAGCGCTCCTCGTTATCGCCGCCACTTGGCGGATTGCTCCGCCCGAATGGACACTTCGCCTGGGCCATGCCGCCATGCGCGCGGCCGGGATGTGGGGCAATTCGCTCGTTCGCCGGCCGCGCGCGCCGCGCTTGCCACGCGCGCCATGCGCCTGATATGCTTGGCCGACATGAGCAAGGCGCCGCGCGGTCAACCGATTTACGTGAGCATCAAGGAAGCCGCGCACCTCAGCGGCATATCCGTGCGGCAGATGTACACCCTGATGAAAAGCGCGGAAGCGCCGCCGCATGTCCGCCGGTTCGGAAAATACATGTTGTGGCGAAAGGGGTTCGTCGAATGGGCGACGCAACCCGTGATCGGGGCGAACGGATTCCTGCGGCCGGCGCGGGGGAAAGTCAGGCGACTGGCGGCGCCAGTCGCGAGCGCCGACGCGGGGGATGGATCTCCCACCCCGCCGTGACGGTTACTTCTTGCGCGGCCCACCCACGGTCGCGACGATCATCTTGGCCCAGGACTCCGGGTCCATTTTCTTCAATTGCTCGACCATCTCGGCCTCGTGGGCCTGCCTGGTTTTCATCCGCGCCAGGATGGCGTCGCGGTTCTGGAACGGCAGTTGCTCGACCGCGCTTTCGCTGTCTACCAAGCCGAGCTTCACGCCGCCGATCAGCAGGCTTTGGTGGTCATCCGAGAAGATCGGGGATGACGTGTGCCCATCGACCACGGGACGGCGATCGTCCGGCAGGTCGGACAGCAGAAATTGCGTCTCGACGATCTTGTCCTTGTTCGTCCAGTAGCGGCGGCCGTCCTTCGCTTCCATCAGGGACAGGGTCAGGTCCGCCGCCTCGTTCATTTGCCGCTCGACGATCAGGCTGCGGTCCTTGAGGCGCGCGCCGGCCGCCTTCATCATCGGGTTGGATTGCTCGCCGGACCTGACACCGGGCTCTCCGCGCCCGGACAGAAGGTTGTCGAACCCCGCGATCATTTCCATCAATTGGATGATCTTGTCGACCAGCGGCAGCGCCTCGGGCGGGAATTTCGGCGTCAGGTCCTGAACGGAGCCGCCCGGCCCCAGGTTCGTGTAGCCGGCGCCGCGCATCGCGTCGTACTGCTCATCCGTCAGCCCGTCGCCGGTGAAGGCCAGAATCTTGTCGACCTGCACGCCGAACAGGCGGCGGATATCGTTCGCCGTCGTCGACAGAAAATCTTGCGGCTCGATCAGGTCCGCGATTTCGGACCGCCCCCAAATATTCCCGGTCGTCTGATTGGGCTGGATCAGCGTGAAGGGATGCAGGCCGGTGTCCAGGCCCGGAACCAGAAGATTCACCCGGCGCCACAGCGGCGCGATCAGGATATCGGGCTCGATCACCTGGATGGTGGTGTAGTCGGCGCCGTCCCATACCCAGCATTCGTGCATCTTGACCATGGGCGCCTTGGCGCCGCCGGGCACGCCGCCGTAATTCGCCTCGGCGCCAAGCTGGACGATGCCGCCCGGCACCGGCCGCGATGTGTTGCCGGCGGCGGCGTTCAGTTTCGACGTGGACAGGATCTGGTGGAAGGGGCCGGTTTGCACGTCGGTGGCGTTGTTGGGCGAGGCGTGCTGCTTGATCCGGTCGTAAAGGCGCCGCGCGTCCGGCATGTGATAAATTCGACGCCAGACCTGCGGCAGGCTCAGCATGACGGTCTCCACCATCGCCGGCTGCTCGGACAGCGAGTCCATTTCCGGCTGGTAGACCGCGAACTGCCACGGCATGACCAATGACGAATGATACGTCGGGATCCTGTCCGCGCCCAGATGCTGCGGCCATTGCTTCATGATCGCCGCGCCGTATTTCAGCGAGTCGAACACGCCGCGCGCGAACAGGATGTCGGTGTTGCGCCGCTCCCAGGCGTGCTGAATGAGCCGCGCCGCCACCGCGCCGCGGCGCTGGATCTCCTCGGGGTATTCGTTCTCGAAGTCCATCCCGAATCGCAGTTCGGCTGGCGAGCAAAGATGCGAGGACAGGCGGTCCAGCATCGAATACAGCATGTTGATCAGCGATCGCGAGCCGTCGTTGCGGCCGGTTTCGACGATCTGGTGCATTTGCCGGTAGTAGGCGGACCGGCCGGCGGCGTCGGATCGGCAGGTCTCGATCAGCTCGACCGTTCGCAGCACAAGTTCGGCGTTGTCGGTGGGCAACTCGACCATCGCGTCGGGCCGCCTGGCCATCGAGGCGCGTCCACGCAGCCGCGCGGTGATGTCGATGACGTTCTCGGCGGCGTTGCCCACGGGCTACCCGACTCGCTTGCGGTAGTTCGGGTTTTCGGTTTCCAGCGCCGGCAGGCTGCTGGACGCCGCGCCGATCATGCCGGATTCGCGGGCGTATCTTGCGTGATGGTCCCGCAGCATGGACTGAGCGCGCGCGCCGGCGTTCGGGAAGGGTCCATTCGGCACCGCGCCGCTGTAGCCCAGACCAGCCGCGGCGCCACCCTGGAAGCCCACGTGCGGCGCCGCCTCGGGCATCTCCATGATCTTGGTGATGGCGTTGTTGACCGGCGCGTCGGACGTGTCGCCCTGCCGCAGGCCGTCCTTCATGTCGCCCAGCTTAAGCATGTTGGCGCCCTCGGTATCCATGCCCATGACGCCGCTGGCGTAGTCCGCGCGAAACTGGGCGCCCTCTTCCATCGCCTTGTGCAGGTCATCGACCGTCTTGCGGATGGATTTCGGCAAATGCGGCGCGGACAGGCCCTGGCTCAACGCCTGATCCTGGCCCACGTCGAAGCCGCACAGCAAGCAAAACCTGGGCGGCGGCTCGCGCGCGAGATCCAGCAGGGCGCGGAAGCTGCCCTCGCAGGACGGGCACATGAAGGTCAGGGATTTGAGGGCCATCAGCGCCGCCCCCAGCGGGATTGCGTCGCGGCCCGCGCCAGACGCTTGCGCTGGGCGGCCTGACCGCTCAAGAACGCCTGGAATTGCGACTGGTGATAGATCGACGCCTGATCGGCGATCGACATCCGCCGCCGCGCCTCTTCCGCCTGTCGTGTCCGTCGCGCCTGCATCAACCCCCTCCTGGCCCGTTCTTCCCACGCCCTGACGCCCAGCGCGAGGGAAAACACGCGATCGTCCTTGGCGGTGCCGCCCGCCTCGATGCTGTCGCCCTCGCGGGTGACGGTGCGCATCTCCTCGATCGTCTCGGCCGAACGGATGCGAAGCTGCCCATTGCCGGCGAAGTCGCGCAGCCGCTCCATCAGCGTGACCTTCACGCCGCCGGAGGTTTTCCATTGCCAGTTGTGGCCGGGATTCATGCTGTCGGACCTTGTATAGATGTAATTCCGGACATTCCTTTGAATGTTCGCCAAGCCCTTTTCGATGATCGCGGACCCGAAATAGCCCACCGCGAGCTGCCGCCGCAGCTCCATCAGCTCGCGCCACGTCGCCTCGCCCGGCCCGTTCAACTCGACGATGTTGAAGATCGCGGACTTCTCGCCCGCGTACCAGCCGCAGAGCGCCGCGATCAC